GTTTCACTGAAATTGTGCATCTCAGGCTTATCGTTGATATTGGTAACGATGCGGTGGCAAGCCTTAGCCTCTGCATCATCAGCGGGCAAGCTGGCTGTCTTTGCGACACGATCCAGAATGACACCCATACCGACCTTCAGATCGGTGGTCGCCTTGCAGTATCCAACATTCTGAACACCCTTGGCGAAAGCTCCAATCGTCTTGTATTTCATTGTTACATACCTTCCTTTCTTAGAATACGTTTACTTCGCCATCATCATTTTCCTGTTTTGGACTATCTGTGATAGCGAAAACGTCAATCTCATTTGTGGCGTTCGTCTCAGAGATGTGGTTCTCACGAGACACACGCACCATTTCGGTACAGATTTTTCCGACAATCGTGTTAATCTCTACACTTCCAGGATTGGCATTGAATGCGTCAATCTCTTCCTTGGCGATCGCACGCTGCTCCTCAGTATAGGGAGCCAGGGCAGCATTCAACTCGGCAATGGCACTCTCATTTTCCAGAGCGGCAATTTTACTGTTGGCTTCGGCCAGACCAGCCTCAGCAGCTTCTTTGGCAGCATTAGCTTCTGTCAGACCAGCCTCAGCAGCTGCCTGAGCCGCATTTGCCTTTTCAAAATCAGCTCTCAGCTGGGCGATCTCAGCTTCCTTGCCCTTGATGTCCGCCTGGAGCTGGGCGATTTCAGCATCCTTCGCCTCAACCTTTGCCCAATATTCATCCCATTTGGAATTGGACTCAGAAACAGCGCCAGAGACGACCGCCATCAATTCGTTCTTCAGCTTCTCATCCATTTCGATTTCCTCCTTTTTTTGCTTTTTATTATTTAACTCCATCACGATAGCGGCCTCATCAGCCGGTTTGATACTCAAAATCGCATAACCGCTATAATCATAGATTTGCGGCACGCGTCCTTGATCTTTCCAACCGCCGGAGTAAATAATGTGTCTGTCATGCTCGGCCTTTCCCACAATTTCCACAGATCCTTTAATTGTAGACTCTTCCATGTGTTCTCTCAGCCAAGCCACAAATTTTGGATAGCGCATTTCGTCCAAAGTACCTTCAGCAACTAATACACGCTTCGTCACTCCGTCGATTTCCACACTATCTACATATGCCTTATCAAAATGCCCAACCATTGTTGCGTCTTCAAACAATGGAAGATTATCCCGTGTCCGAACCTCAGTCATTCCATGCCCATACGGAATATCCCGATCTCCAGTTAAAAATTCAGCAACGATAGACATTCCGATTACTGAATGAAGATTCTCTTCCACATATGGTTCCAACCACGAGATCCCGTTCTCTTGCCATTGACTATCATCGGTGAAAATCTCGTGCAAGATCACTTTGATTGGACGCCTACCTGCAATGTTACATTTGCTGGAAACTTCATATCTTGGGGTAAAAACTCTCTCACCGTACATTTTCTTTCACCTCCTACGTATCTGAAGGAGACGGACTTGCGTTACCGTTATTGGCATTTGTTGACTCTGTGGCAGGGTTTACAGAAAGATCTCCTGTACTCTTGTCAACATCACCATCTGGAGCATCTTTGCCCGTAACAGTGAACGAGGTCTTATGCACTGGATAACGATTTTCAAAATCCTCTTCCAACTCATAATCCATCAAGGAAAGATAATCGTCGGCGTTGATTCCAGTTGAAGCAATCCAAGCAAGCAAACTACCCTTACCACGCGCATAGAGGTCTGAGAAAAATTTGACCTGTTTTTCCCTATTGACAAACGTAATGGGGAGAACACGAAACTCAATTCGATAACTGCCATCCCGAATTACGTTATAGTTCAAACACTTATTCAATTCCTCAACAATCGCCTCAATCCATGTAAACACATTGTTCGCAACAATCTCCATGTTTAATGTCGCTGTAGCATAGTTGCCAGTAGAACTTCCACTCAAAGCAGCAGAAGATATTCCCAGATCTTCGTTTACATCTTCCTTGATAGCGTTCTCGTTTTCCTCATCAAGCAAAGAAATATCAACTGGTAAGCTATCCATTTTTGTACCAGCGGCCAAAGAGAAAAATGCAATACCAGCAGAATTGGTGCGTTGAGTCAAAGCCTGTTTTACAGTATTATGCTGATTTTCCTGCTGTTTCTGAGACAACGCAGATGTCCCCTTGTCCTTGCCCTCTGGGAACGTCTCATAGTAAATTTGGTTGTTTACCTTATCAAGCACACGGCGTTTCGTATTGACAAAATACTTCGCATAATCAATATCATCCAAAGCGGCCACGGCAAAAGGGACGCCATATGGATCGTTTTGACCACTTTTAATTTTTGTTACTATGGTTTTTTTCCAGTCCAAACGTAACCATGTTGCTCCACTTTCAAAAGCACCATTGTGATACTTCACCCAACCATCTTGAATTTGGCGTGGAAACCCACTCAATTTGCGTTTGCGTTCATTCTCTGTCATACCATCAAAATACCGTAGGTCAAATGCTACCTCGTAGCAGTTGTTCCTACGGCCAATAATCCTCACATATTCGATTGGAAGAGAAATGACAACTGTGTTAATACCGGCTGAGTTAATATCGGTAATCCCTTGAATATCCAAATCAGTCAATGCTATGCGACGGTCAACAGGAACAGTTCTTGTCTCCATGTAGCCAACGTACATACCTTCGTTAGCATTATGAAAAATAGCGTCTCGGATTACCTCTTTGTATCGCATAGACCGAAGAACACTATTCATACGATCAGAACTGGTACGATACCCCTTACGCTGCACACCTGATTTCTTTGGCCTTGCAGTTACAATATAGTCCAGTGAGTGAAGACTTGTCAGAGTGTCGATTGCTGTTCCAACTGTACCATTGGAGTAATATGCCCAACGTGCCCAACGGCGTAGCTCAGTAATATATCGCATCGGCTCTTGTGCCATTCTAACTACTTGTTCTGTAGAATATGGCGCTTGCCCCTTGCTGGTTTGCGAAACAATATTCATATATACACCAAGCTGAGTATTGAACTCATGCAAAACCGCGTCCATCGCTGGTGCAACTGCGTTCTGCTCTGATACCATTTGCTGTGATTCACTTGATTGGATAATTCGATTCCACCATGCACGGATTTTTGATTCACCTGCCATAAGCCCTCACCTCCTTAGTTGAACAATGTTACATATTCATATTCTGAACTATCCGAAAACAGATCCTGCTCCAAAAGTTCAATAAAATAGTTGCCATAAGAGACAGACGTATATCGGTCTTTACGTGCTCCAGACTTTTCTTCAATCTTAATAAGCCCCGTTTGATTTTGCACAGTATACTCCAAACTAATCATCTCATTGATTAGAGCAACAGTCTCCAAAAATGGACGTTCGTAGAAAAGCTGTGTCTCCACATCTGCGGTCGCATAATCTGGCACAAACCGTTGCAGTTCCTCAACGCCCTCTTGGTTTGGCACCATCAACTCAATCATTTTGCTGTTCAGAGTATTCTTCATGCACACCGCAATCCTGCTGTTGGTTTCCAACTGTGCTTTGATTGAAAAAACAACCTCTTTTTGCCCAGCAATTACAATACGAGACTTCAAATTGTCATCATTCATACACGTCCACGGCTCATATTCAACATTGCGCTCAACATCATAGAGCACCTTCGCCAATGCGTCATAAATAGCAATACCTGCGTTCCGTGTATCCAGAACACAGTAATCAGCATCGAAGTCTGTGAAAAGCTGTTTAATCCGAATTGCCTGCTTGGTTGTCTCAAACTCTGTCTGAGGCTCCATATACAGCACTTGCCGGCGATAACCTTGCTTCACCTCAACATGATCACCATTGACATCAGAAGTTTTGTATTCCATACTCTCAGGAAGTGCGCGGATACAGCAAAAAATTGAGTTATCATTGCTATCTCCACCCTCTGTCGCAATATCGCAGGCAACAATACGAATTTCTCCTTGCTGTCTTGGAATTGCGAATGGGTTCTTTACTCTCGTAAGAACGTCCTCATTTTTCCTCGGATAAAATGGTCGTTTCAAGCAACGGTTCTTGTTAAGCATTTCATATGTGAAATAAGCATGGGCGTTTTCTGCAATCATTTGGTTTTCATACTCGATTGCCCAGGCAACACTGTCGAGCTTATTCCGCTCTTTAATAAGGAACGCTCTCGGCTTGATTGCGTGTTTCAAAGAAATGCTGTAATCCATTCCGATAATGATAGCAGAATCTTTTTCCAGCATATCCTTAACTATAATCTTCATCAAATCCCACATCCAATGGTTTTTGTACCATGCGGAACTAATGTAGACCTCTTTCGGTTCCTCAATCAAAGAGCCATACTCTTCATATTTCAGAATACATGGCACTTGCCGAACATATAGGAACGGAGAAAGAACCGTATCAATGATATTCTTCAAAATCATACGAAACTCTTCGTAAATCATAACAGTAGCACGATGTCCACGAGCGTTATCATTAGCCGGCACAACGATAATAGAACTGCCGTTGCGGAAAAACACCTCAATTTCGTTTTGATTATCCCTAATACGTTCAATTTCTTCCTGCAACAAAGGAGAACGAGGCAAAATCTCTTTCTGAATTTTTTCAGAAACAATCAATTTTGCCTGACCTTTTGTTGCTGAAGCCACAACGATTCTTGCACCAGGCCGCAGAATTGCTTCCTTACAAGCGTATATTGCGATGATAAAGGACTTGGCGGCGCTTCGTGCTGCAACAAGGCAAATACTCGGATAAATGTCCATTAGGAACAAGATAATGTGTTGATAGAGATGGAGCGTGATTCCAAAATAATACTGAACAAATCGGCTTGGATTTCTCCTCCAAAATGTTATCCAATCCATCAGTTTTTGGACTCTCTGTGGATCTCCCAAATAATTGGACGAAGAAAAATGTTCATGCAAATGACGTTGCCGCTCATCCATTACCTTTTCATACTTCATACTCACTCCTCCGATCCAGAAAGGTTAAACTCCTTATCCATTTCTTTAGAGCCAGTCAGAAGATTGTTCAAAGGCCGTGTCATAAATCTGGTAATATATTCTCTCAAATGGTCGTAATCGGCATAGAGCTTCTGATCCTTGTAAAAATCGGCCGGACAATGCTCTTCAATATCACGAATCATCACGCCCAAAGGACTCAGCTGCATTTCCGATTCCGCCTTTTTCTTTCTATCCTCAATTTCTGTTGTAGCAGCCTCAATAAACGCTTTATAAGAATTGGCAAGAGCACCAACGCCAGCTGCTCCGTTCCTAACGCTATTTTGCAGATTTAGCTTCAAATAACAAATAGAAACATAAAGTTCATCTTGCCGTTTATCCACAGGGGCACCACAGCGCTCTACCCAACTGTCATACTCGCCTTGCAATGTATCATAATCACTATCTGAAAAACCAAGCCCAAATCTGCGAATTACATCAAGATTTACACTGGTATCATCAGTATCAGATGCTTCATTTGGCATCTCGGCCTCCGCTTCAAATCGCCGCACAAGTGTGTCTGAATAGGTAGAATCCTCACTACTCTGGCGAATATTTAACTTTGAAAAATATCCGCTCATACGATTTCTATTTGCGCTAATCTTTCGTGCAGCTGCCCAAGCCGTTTCATTTACGCAAAGATCAATAATTTGACAGACACGTTCCATAGCAGCATCCTCATCCTTATCGAAAAATGCTACATTCTCATCAAACATCTCAGCTACACATTTTTTGCAGTACACCACATAGCCATTATTCCCTTTGAACAGTGGAGATTTAGACACATTGAAATTTCCATCCTGCTTCGGATATTTATGACCACAACGAGGACAACGATACATTTCATCGCTCACAACACGCGGCTCTGCTTCACTTGGCTTTGCTTCTTTATTAACTTTTTGTGCAACCGATTTCTTCAGTTGTTTCTTTGCCGCCATGCTGCGACCTCCTTTCAAATATGACAAAACCTCAGCGGCTTAAAATCGCTGAGGTTTCAGTCGTTATAATATTTCATGGTGCGCCAGAAAGGACTCGAACCTTCGACCTACCGCTTAAAAGGCGGTTATTCTACCAGCTGAATTACTGGCGCATATGTATATGAGACACTACCTGATTTGACGGTCAGGGTTTGATTTTGGAGTCAAACAAATTGCTGTACGTGTCTCAAATTTGCCCTTCCTCGTATGTACTCCGGGCCAGAGCTGTACGTTCTATCGGGACTACGAAGATGTTCCGTGGCGGCGGAAGTAGGACTCGAACCCACAAGCCGCTCATCACGGCCAACAGTTTTCAAGACTGCTCCCCGCACCTACTGGGGTCAATTCCGCCATATGGTAAGGGAGGTGGGAGTCGAACCCACTCAGCGCATAAACGCAACGGTTTTACAGACCGCCCCGACTCTCCGACTTCGGCGCTCCCCTATATGTATGTTGTAAAAGTGACTCCACTCCCAGCCTCACCACACGCCTTTACGCTGTGCCATATTACCACCACAACTCAGCTTCATATGCAAAGCTGTAGTCCTTTCAGCCTTTCTATTGAGGAGCAGGGGGATTTGTGTTTCCCGTCAAAGTCTACCAAGGATTTCGATGTAACAAGCACACCATACTTGCGGCTATGGCCCAGACAGATTTCAGCCTACCTTTGGTGCTACAACGGCACCTAACCGCTATTTCTTTTACGCCCAGTCACTCCATCGCTGGAGGCCACCTTGGATTCCGTGCGCCACTCACACACGTGATATGTTATCTCAATCGGGCGATTGGAGCTGACACAGAGACTTGAACTCTGAACATATTGCTTACGAGGCAACCGCTCTACCATTAGAGCTATGTCAGCATTTGGCAGGGGCTGAAAGACTTGAACTCTCACCAACAGTTTTGGAGACTGTTATGCTACCATTACACCAAACCCCTATATGGCGACCTCGGCGGGTTTTGATCCCGCTACCTCCAGCGTGACAGGCTGGCGCTCTCCCGATTGAGCTACGAGGCCATTTTTATTTATCCCAAGGTATTTTTTCATCTAAGTCAAGCGGAGATTTTGCTGTGGCAATCTGCGTAAATCCTCCGTCCACTTTATGCCAAAGCGTAAACCTCATCCGTTCCAGACACTGGGTAATAAAATACTCCTGCCCAGAAGTTGTAGTACAGTGAACACCAGGGCCGTTCTCAGACGCCGGAATTTTCTTAACAATCTTGCCAGAACCCTCATTTTTCTTTGGCATAAAAATACCTCTTTCTTGGTGATGCCGGAGAGGTTTGAACTCTCAAATTCCGCCTTGAAAGGGCGGTGACTCTACCAATTCGTCCACGGCACCATATTCTATTCATTCCACGGAATCAAATCATCAAGGTCAAGTGGAGAATTTGCTGTTGCAATCTTGATAAAGCCATTCTCTGTGACCTTCCAAAGAGTAAATTTCATTTTCTCCAAATTCTGACTGATCTGATAGTTCTGCCCATTCTTAGTTGTGCAGGACACGCCCGGCCCATTTTCAGAAGACGGAATTTTCTTTACAATCTTTTCAGATACGTCTTTAACCACAGCAGATTTCCGCACCGTAAACAGCACCTCTTTTCATTGGTACTCCCAGCGAGGCTCGAACTCGCATTGCTGGCTTGAGAGGCCGGCTTCCTATGCCAATTAGAAGATGGGAGCATATTTGGCAGGGGTGACTGGACTCGAACCAGTGATGCGGGAGTCAAAGTCCCGTGCCGTAACCACTTGGCTACACCCCTATATTAAGTTGGCACGCCAAGTAGGACTCGAACCCACGGCACAGAGATTAGAAATCTCTTGCTCTATCCAACTGAGCTATTGGCGCATATGGAGATGCCGATAGGATTTGAACCTATGATCCTGGGGTTGCAGCCCAGAGCCTTACCATCTTGGCTACGGCATCATTTGTTTGGCAGAGGGGCGGGTGTTTACCTTTGAAGTTTGCAACCATCTCTGGGAACCCCGCTTTGACTATCCGGTATATGCGCCATAACCGGCCCTCCTGGTGCTGGTGGTGGGATTTGAACCCACACACTGTTGCCAGTAGCGGATTTTGAGTCCACCGCGTCTGCCAATTCCACCACACCAGCATAAATTACGGAACACATTTTTAAGCTATCAATTAAAAGTTGATTCCATGTGTGAAGTTGCTGTTAGTGCCCCTTGTGGAGTGGGAAACGGGAATTGAACCCGCAACATCCGACTTGGAAGGACGGCGCTCTACCAGTTGAGCTATTCCCACAGATAACCAGCTCGCAGCGCTGGTTATGCTGCCAACTCTCCGCTGTTGTGGCGCGGCGGTTTCACTTGAAACCTGCTTAAAGTTTTCACGGCCAAACGTGAACATTTCCATTTCCCATTAAGTTTGCAGTCTCCTCTCTGTTCGTAGGACGGGCCTGGTGGCGGGGGTGGGACTCGAACCCACGCTTTCCAACTTATGAGGATGGCGAGATGACCACTTCTCTACCCCGCTATATATAGACGGTTCTAAAAACGAAACTGGTGTAGACACCTATTTCTGTAAACTCCCCGTCATGTTTTGAGATTCTGGCTGGCCCAGCAGGGATCGAACCTGCGACATCTTGATTAACAGTCAAGCGCTCTGCCATCTGAGCTATGAGCCAATATTATGATTTTCACGAGACGCATCAATGAAAAAATGAAAATTGGAGGTGTCTGTGTAAGACTAAAAAATTGTAGAATTTGATAGAATTTCTTGAAATTGCTGTTAGCGTCTCAACGGAACACATTTTCTTTTTTTACCCCAAAAAGTTTTGTTAAGATTGCTGTCAGTGTCCCAAAATGGTCTGAGTGGTGAGGCTCGAACTCACGGCCTCGTGATCCCAAATCACGCGCTCTGCCAACTGAGCTACACCCAGATTTTGTGCGCTTGTCGCTTAGATTGTCACACTATCATCAGCCAGTTACGCATCATTTGATGCTTCACTATCCTCCAGCAGTTTTCAGCGGCCTTTATCATTCTTTGTGAGGCGTTGCGCTACTCTCACATCAGCCAGGAGCGACCTGGCAGCTGGTGGAGCCGGCGGGAATCGAACCCGCGTCCGAAATTCCTACATGAACAAGACATTCTTACGCAATAGACGATTTTTCAGCGTTGCATTACAGCGGGCGCTTGCGATACCGTCAAATCTATCCCAGGGCGTACAATGGTTTGCACACCTCCACCACCTTGTCTTTATTTAACAGAAGTACAAGGAAAAACTGCAAGTGCTGGATAAATCTTTTACCTCAGACGTTTACCTATATCCAGCTGGTACGTCGTTTTGGAAAGTCCTCCACCAATCAGGCGGCAATCCTCTCAGCCATGAAAGCGGCAAAAGCGGGATGGATCATAATGACAGTTTCAGTGTTGTCGTTTCATTTTTGTTTAAGCCTTTAGGCGGTCTTCTACCTGCGAGTCCTGTACTCTCAAAACCCCGTCGAATCCTTTACGGCCCCATATGAAATTGTCAAAGTACCTATGCGTGGTGGAACCAGGGAGGATTGAACTCCCGACCTCCTGCTTGCAAGGCAGGCGCTCTCCCAACTGAGCTACGGCCCCGTATCAGCGATTTTATTCGCTACTTTGAAGAACTTAATCTCTCAATCACACTCATTACTGGGTCTTCACCCTACCTCCATTATCTTCCTTGTTGTTCCGCCACCAGGGAGACAAGTCTGAGCTTCGGGGAGCGACCCCTAACTTCTTGCCCCAGCGCATCAGCGCCATATCCTGCACGGGATTGTCTACCCGCAAATTTCACCGTTCATTCAGAAAATTTCATTATTGACCTGTATAGTCTACATACTTTCAAAATGAAAAGATGTTTTCAACCTGTCCTACGGCTACTTTAACCAGATACTTTCGTTATAGCCGAATTTCTTCGGCATCAAGACAGAAGCACATTATTGGTTTTACCTCCGTATAATCGGCTACCACCCCGATATACTGCAAGGCTTATTCTCCACATGGAGCGTCTATTGCTGCGCCCGAAAGTTCTGTGCGTTACAAAGCGATAACTCTTAGCGAAATATGTTTTTCTTGGCGGTTTCCGCCTCCTCGCCCTACATCGCTGCATGACGACGATCCTCCCTGCAAGGTATCCCTCGCAGTTCCTACCGAAATTACCATATACCTCGGAGTGCTGACACACTTTGTTCACCGAGTTAGTAATAAGCATGATTCAAAGATTAAGTTTTCAAGGAACATGGAGCTGATGACAGGGGTCGAACCTGCGACCTACTGATTACAAATCAGTCGTTCTACCAACTGAACTACATCAGCATTGATTTTGTTCGTCGCTATGGTCATACTATACCACAGGTTTCAGTGGATGTCAATAGCGACGAACAAAATTTTTTTATTTTTTTTCGGTTTTAGCCAGCAAGCTAAGTTTGTTGGGGTCTTGTGTCTTCACAGCGTCTTTTAAGTTGTCACCAGGACGAAATACCACAACCTGGTAATCATCTATCCGCTTTTGCTCTCGTGTATGGATATCACGAACAAGGCTTCCCCTTCTCTTCTTCACTTCAAAAGTCCCGAACCCTCGGATTGTTACCTTTTCTCCCTTAGTCAGCGCCTCAGCAATGACACGAAACACATCATTGATAACAGCTCCAGCCTGGTTCTTATAGTAGTCCATCTCAGACAATGCAAGGACAAGATCGTTCTTGAGCACAAAATCACTCCTAACCAAGTTTGATCTGATAGTAGGCATCAGCACCAATTCCAGGTTTGAACACCATCATCAGTTGTCCAGGTGTAGAATACAACCGCTTTCCATTTGCGTATTCATCAGTTCCACAAAGGCTTCTGACGATCATACTGTCAATTCCAAGTTCTTCAAACTCTTCCTTATGGTGTTTATCGGCAAGAATTACATAATCAATTCCAGAGCCGTATTTCTTTACAAAGAGAGTATTCAATGTTCTACCAGCGTTTTTCACACTGTCAAGATCGCCATGTGTAGCGCAGATTTGATATCCGCACACGTTAAAATATAAGAACTCGTAATACTCCGCCTCTGGGAATTGCACATCGTCTCTATCACCCAACCGCTGCTCCAGCCACCAGGGAATCAAGCGCTCCATGTTATCAGCATGGATGCTATCTTGCTTATTCTGCACAGTGCGCAGATGGTTCCCGTATGTAGCGTGTACGACGGTTTCTTCTACTGTGTCCGCTAAGGCATTCACTGCCTGAGCAATAATTTCAGAGACTTGCATCACCTGGTCACAAACAAGTTCTTCAGACGCTACTCGTGCGCTGGTATGAATGGCTCCATGTGCCATATCGCCAAGCAGAAGGATATGCAGTTTGCGACATCTATGCAGCTTGATTCGCTCAATCGCAGTCTCTACCAAATGCTCTACACGGCGAAGACAAACCTCTGTATTATACCGTTCCCAAATATTATCTGTTGTCATTCCGTAGTGCCAATCTGCAAACACAATGACGGCTTCATTATCATCATAAGTATAAACAACAGACTTATCTACACACAATGGCTCAGACTCATTTAGGACATTTGCAGCTTCAACAAGACGATCTTCCAAATTCTCTGATCTACCAATCCGATCTACCAGTTTATTAAACTCGCGCCGTTGATCAAAAAACCGCTTTGCTTCCTTTCTTGCCTCTGCAATCTTCACATCCAGTTCAGAAAGATACTCCTCTTTGTCAGGCCGTCCATCAGCAGCATATTTGCGCTTAAAATATTGTGCAACAGCATAACCAGAATATGGTGTAACAGATGCAGCTTTTCTAAGACTGTCACGGTGACAATCCAGTTGAGCGGCTTCTACAATATCTTCCCAATCCAGGTCGTCCGGTTTCTGTTCCATCTTAATCTCAATGAGCCGAAGACCGTACTCATAAAGATCCTCCCCTTCTTTTCGTTCATACTTTGGGTTCACGAATAGCTTCACCTCTCTTCTGACGGCGGCAAATTTATCCGTCGTTCAATCGTCAGCGTAATATCGGGTACGCCATCCCATCGTTTTAAGATTTCAGCAATGCTAAATGAACTTACACTGTCCCGATGGAACTCAGTCAAAGTTCCATCGGAGCAGTCGATTATAGCATTAGTATATTGCTCTCGCTTTTCCTGAAAGGCCATTAGTTTTCACCGCACTGTTTCCTACGTGCCTCACGCAAGGCGTGTTGCCGGTCAAACTCTTTCACACGATCTGCGGCAGCAGAGTTACTATGAGCAATGGCCCGCATCAACTCTTCACTCTCTGTGCAAAAATAGTGGTGGCGTTTAGAACGCTGCTTCATAGTGCGTGGATACGTATAGTTTGGGTACAGCTTCGCCAAAAGCATTTTCTCTTCTTTGGTAATCGAGATCACAAAAATTCATCCTTTTCATATAGATTTGAGGAAACTTTGATTTTATTCGTCGCTTTCCTCATATATGACCAAAATTCTTGACGAGCTAACCACCGAGATTTCTCGGTGGTTAGATGAGGTCATTTTAGAATTTAACGAGCGAAATAACCTGTTTTTTGCATATTTTTGTTAGACTTCAACAGATGTAATCCACGAGTTTTGACGGAACTACCATGTCTTTTCGGAAGCGAAGACCGTATATTTCAATGCTTCCGGCTGCATTTTCATCCTCTATCAGCATTGAGATCGGTGTCCGGCTCTGCTCGATCAGGTCAATGAAGTCCTGATTAGGCAAAGAAAAGAGAGCATAGAACAGGGTGCGGCCAATATCCTTGTTGGTCGGCTCCTCAATCGCCAGCAGCAGACGACACGCCGTATGACGGCTAAGTTTGATATTTTTGATATAGTCCAGATACTCCTGGCGCACCTCATTCACAAGGATCGCTTTACTGACGTTATCCAAATCGTCATTGGTACTATTCCATATCGCCTGAATCTTCGTCCGCATATCCCTAACGATTTCCAAAATGCGGTTTACCTGCGGATGCCACACTGAATGGCTCAGATCAACACCGCTCGTAGGCACCAGCAAAGCTGAGAACGGCAGCATCGGCTTTTTAATGCACTTCATTCGGAAAGAGTTTAGGCTATGTTGCAGATAGTCCATAGTGGTGTCATGGAACTTATAGTTCTTACGGTCACTATCGTAATAGCCTTTCATGCGGGCGATTTTCCCTAAGAAGTTGGGTTTGATCTGCCTCCCGTCATTGTCACGCATTTCGTACTTCTTCCTCAGCCGTTTGATTTCACCAATGCTATCTACTGCGTACTCACGCTTCGCCTTGTCGATCTCGATGTTGCTCAAAACGTCCAGCTGGGCGATCTCGCAGTACAACTCCTCCACCTCGGAGAAGTCTACTCCACCGTTCATTGCATCCCACAGCCTCGTGTTCAACTCTTGGGAAAGATTAACAATCTCACCGATCTTGTTTACAGATGTTTTGATGTCAAGATCAGCCTGATCCACTCTGGTATAGTGCCGCACAATTTTTCTGGCATCAACAAGACTGGTAGGCACGAGGAAACGGTGGTAGTTACGCACCGCTGCCCGTATCAGAATGGGGTTGTCCGTTAGAAGCATTGTGTCAGAGTCGAAGTCGGCTCCCGAAAGACGAAATAGGGTGTTCTCCTCAATGCTGTTGACACACACTACCTCATTTGTAAGATTGAAGAAGTGTTCAATCTCTGGGTTTTCTTTATTCTTAACTAAAAGAATATTGCCCATCGTCACATGAGGGCTGCGAGATCCCAGAATGGTCTGATTAAATGAGAAATGTTTACTGTAAATATTTCCAACACCGATTTGGCTCTTCCCGTCGAACTGTCCGATAGAGGAGAACAGCATCTCCATCGGATTGCCAAGCAAGGTAGAGTAGTTCCCGTTCACCAGAATATGCCCACGCCGAATGTCTTTCTTGAACGCTTTGGAAATATCGTGCCGGTAGTCATCGTACAGCTTCGTCTGGGCGAAGAGATCCGTAACCCCCAGCATCTGATAGATGATGTCGTTCGTCGAAGGCGCTGCGTCCAAAGGCTTTTCTCCACCAGTGTATCGGATATGATACCGAAGTACGGCAGGGTCGTTTTCGATCAACTGTAAATATTCAAGAGACGGCCTCACCAGAGAGTCAACGTCCTCCTGCGTCATCTGCAAGGTATTTAACAGCTGGTAGTGAATCTGCACCATCCTACCGTCAAAGAAATGTGTGGGCTTTTCATGTTTGACAACACCAAAATCCCCATCCTCCTCCAACAGTTGAAGCCACTGCTCCAACGAGCCAAACTTGACATATTTAATACTGCTTGGTGTAGTAATCACTTTGATTTCTTCAATAGACTGGGCAAGGGTAAACCCGTTCAACTGTGACACTTCCGTGATTCCTTGTTCCGTAAAGAATTTCTGGACATTGCAGTTGAAGCAAGCAGACTTAAAAAACCTATTACGTAAAAGAATCATACCATGTTCGCCGTACTCACCCATAGCACTCTTGTCGATAAGAGACTGCCCATCCCAGATGCTGTTGGAAATTTCAACCTCTTCTGGTTTAGAAGAAAGCCAACCATCGTCACCAAGACGTGTAGCAATTACCTTATCTTTGAATGTGCTGGTGAAGTCATCAATTACAAGGAAGTTTTCAGGACGAAGTTGAATTGTTCCGATGATGCTACTCAATGTCAATGCAATGTACGCCTCGAATCCAGCAAGATCCATTTCTTGCCCTTGACGGACACGTAAACCACACTGCTCCCACTTGTGCATACGCGGGTAAAGTTTCTCGTCGATAAACAAACATTTGCCAACACGTCCACTGCCGGCAGAACGCTTAAACCGCTGAAAATGGATTCCGTCACAGTCAAATCCATCGTGATACAGACGGTCACGAAGTTGGGCAGCAGTAAATAGAACCTTCATATTCTTCCCCAACTTGTAAGCACCATCTTCAAAAACGAATAAGGAACCAAGTACAGACGCTGCAACCGGATTGTTTACTGTTTCATCAATCCGCACTGCAATCAACTCACCGTCTTTTATACAGATGTTATCTACAAGCTCCACGTCGCTTGGCAAGTATCCATATTTGATATATGTCTTATCGAAGAAGCGATTGAACTCCTTGATGCTGTACTTGAATGTCACATTGATAACACGACGGCAAAATTCCTTCCCTCGTTTGCTGAATGTGAAATCCATTCTGCGGTAAACCTTCTCATAGATTTCACGCAATTTGATTAAGTCCAAGCTGTAATCCAGCGTATTTATAAACCGTTTGGTATTAAACTCTCCCTGGTTCTCTCCACCACTATACCGCACGGTATACCCTATGCAACGGCTATTGGAATAGTTAGACAAAAACAAATCTTTTGCATCCGCAGATACAATATACACTGAACCGTTAATAGGACTGCCCTCCATTCTGAACCAGAACCAGATCACCATACCAGAACAACCACTTAGGTTCTTCAGCAAGTTCGACTATCGCAGAAAAACCATCATTGCGTTTTCGATAAAGACGGACAGTGAAAACCTTATCACGAGAGGACTCCACAAACTCCTTATACTCTTCAGTTGTGTGTGCATAATCACTACGGCTTACAATACGGTCTACATCCAATCTTACTTTATCGCCATCCAGCAAATGATTTTCAATTTTCTGAGAGAGCTTATTAAGTTTGTCTGCTGCATACTCTCGTGCTGTTTTTCCGTGTTTCTTCTTAAAAGACCTACGTTGTTCACGATTCACTGTCAAACATCCCCCTATCAGAATAGTCGTTAATCATATGTTGATACTCTTCGGTGTTTTCTTTCAAGACGCTGGAGTAGTAATCCTCATTATCTCCAGCATCATCGGCTGGCGTAAAGTCAGAGCAATGCCCTGGACACTCCATGCCACACTGATCTTTCCAAATACACTCTTGACTTGCGGTGTTCATCAGCTACCTCCTTCCGTTGTCACCGCTGCGCCAGCTGTCCTCAAATCCTCTAAACGCTTCTGTCTCGCTAATTCAAGTCTTGCTTTTGACGCCGCTTTTTGTTCTGCTGTTAAGTTACTATTTTTCTTTGGCCTGATTTTCAGCCAATCAGCTGGTAAATGAACCAAAATACTTCCATCTTTATTTACATACCGAATATCAACCGCATCTGGGTACTCCTCTTTCAATTTCCAGATGAGTTTAATCCACTTCTTTTCAGAAGTAGAAAATGTGGCGGTTTTATCACCAGAGATATGATCCCATCCTGTTTCCTTGAAATCTTCCACCTCAATCACCGCCTTGATTTTGTTCGTCATTTTCCAAGGAAGAAAGATCAAGCAACCACTTCTTCAGCAATTCTCTCATACGTCTACTCGGAATATACACCCAAATTTCTTTGCCATCCCGAATTGCAGAACGCCAAATCCACTGGATCATCTCACCCAACGCATACTCCTCTTCTTTTACCTCAACACCATGATCGAGGAAATAATTTTTTAACAGAGGATGATAAAAGACATTGACACAGTACGCCAAATGATCCCTATTTCGGTATGCGTTTGTTGCCCGAATGTTGAATGAAAGGAAGCCTTTCGTATAGCCTTTTCCTTTCAGTATGTCTTGATAATCAACAAACACAGTCCATAGGTTCTGGCTGGTAGGAGAAGCGAAACGATTTGTAAAGACATTAACCAAATTATTTCGCATTTGTTTGATTAGTGGCGATCCCTTTGCTTTCTTTGCCCTATCATACCAGGACGCAGATAGGCTTGCATATTGCTCACCAATCTTGTTCAGCTTGCTATCTTCGAGAATATGGATTTTCTCATGTAGGGTTTTCACATACTCTGGAATATGTGGTTGGTCGCAAAAATGATATTCACCATTCTCATACATAGTGCCAATTTGCTGTATCTCAATGCCGTTCATATCAAAGTAGTATTTCTGAACCTGCGCATCAAACATATAGGTTAGAATAATGACATCTTTGAAAGCGTGAAAAACCTCAATAGGGAACAGCCAGAGTAGCAGACAGTCGTTATATAGAATAACATTACCAGTCATGCACATATCACGCAAATCCTCAAATCTGCCCTCATAGTCTTCCTTGACCCACCGTACACGACAATCATCGCCAACTTCGATCATCTCAGCACGCAGCATCTTCAAATCCTTTGGGGAAATTTTGATAGTCTGCGCCACCTGGCATACTTCATCCAAAATGAGCTTATAAGCACCATCTCGGATTAGTTCAATAGTTTCGGCGGTGTATGTCTCAAATAGTGCGTGGGTGCTGGCGATATTGCATTTTGCAGCAAGGAGACGGTGAAGATCTCCCAGTTTCCTATTTCCTTTGTTTTGCGGATCTTTGAAATCTCGCACCTCACAGCTCCGCTTGATTCGTTCTACCTCATCCAGATACGGAGTAATGAAGATATAGCGGCTCTCTTCGTCCTGGTTCATTTGGGTGATTGCACTCTCAGTCTTGCCAGCACCCATAATCGCATCACAAACCTTTACAACCACAATCCCACCTCCCTATCATACGCTAAATTGGAGGTTCTTCTTTTGCCATTCATCATACTCACTCCTTTTCTTCAAATATTTTCGGATAATTTCAATTCCACAACACACAAGCTCACAGTAAGGCTCTCCGTCATATCGGAAAAACGCTTCGTCTAACTTATCATCCGTCAGATTGTCAGGCACTTGGCTGAAAAGTTCAAACACCTCCTGCATCTTTTCCATCATACGGATATTGTCAGCACAGGTCTTAATCTGGCTTTTTGCCAGTGTCAGCATAGTCATAGCGTCAATGCCATATAAGCTGGCGGCGTTGCGGTAGATCTGAACTTCTTTTTCAAGCTCCGCACATTTCTCTTGTAGCTTTGCAAGCTGGTTTTCATTATTGCTCATAATCTACACCTCGCACATCTCTCAGCATCTCTTTTGTCTGCCGGCGCAATTTGCGTTTCGCTTCACGCTTATCACTTCTTAGCTGGTTCAGTCTGGCGTGTTGACAATACCAATGGCGAGCGAATCTATCAATACTGAAGATTTTTCTGTAATCATTACCTTTATCCATCGTCTGCCTCCTTACTGCCATACAGTTCTTCGCCCATCCTGTTGTATTCCACAAAGATTTTATCAAACGCCTCTTCCCAAACGGAATCATGTTCATGCTCTACGCCAACAGCAACATGAGCCAACTCGTGAGCGAATGTTTCAACACAGACATTCAACGGATGTTCCGCAAAAATCACAACCATTGGAATTTCATTTTCCACAAAGTTAGTAAGCCCATATTCATCCTTATGGTCGTCATCCTCATGCTGGTCAAACATCGCCCTAAACGGTTTATCATAGAGATTCTTATACGCCTGACAAACCATTGCAAACGGATCATTTTCAAACGGGCTGATAAATGTAAGAATTGCCATTATATTCACCTCTTTTCCAATGTTTCAAAGTAAAACGTGATTTTCTTGGGAGTTGGCACAACTAATCCGAATTTCATACCTTGACGGTACGTGTAACAATCTCGTTCCAATGTCTTTGGTATGGCTTCCAGTATTCGACGCCATCCTTCCAGAGAGTTGCCACGCTTGTAATGGTTGCAACTCCGACAGGCCGGCAGCATATTTACAAGGTCATCCTCTCCGTTATTCCGAAGCGCATCTACATGATCGACCTGCATATCCTCATAGGCCAGCTCACCACCACAGTACGCACACCGTCCACCCATCTTGTCGTATACCATATGGCGATCTGTCACAGTCAGTTTTCGTCTACTACTCATCACAACCACCAGGCTTCCGTGAAATGGATGTTCTTGTGTCCAAAGTGGAGATCTGAGATATACAGATTCCTTGCCATAAATGTTACCTCCAAATTTGCAAAAATGTTCAAAAGTTAGATACAGCGAAAATGTGTTTATGACTTTCGAGGTTATAAATTCTGATTTTGACACCCTTCAAAGCCCTGCAAACACTGGGTTTTTCAAAATCATCCCTTAGAGGGGAAAGGGGTAATTTCGCTACGCTCAAAATAGGCGAAAAAGTTATAAATTTTTGCGTTCAGGCTGCCTCGCTTCGCTCGGCAGTTGCTGGGTAGTAAGTGCAGCCTGAACTCTCTCTTCTCTCCGATAGTGGCAACACGTAGGTTTAATCAATGCCCAGCTTGCCCATAAGATCAATAGACACTTCATGGTAGGACTTCTTCTCTTCCTCATCAGCGATACCAATATACCGCATAGTGATTAGAGCACTTGAGTGCCCAAACAATCTTTGTAGAAACACGATGTCATGGTTGTACTGGTAGTGGAAATATCCAAAGGTCTTTCGTAATGTGTGAGTTCCGATGTTCTGCTTGAGTCCACAGGCTTTGGCGGCGTCTTTCAAGACCTTGCGGAGTGTATCAACTTCAATGTGACCACCCTCACGAGACGGGAAAAGATACTGGTCGGAATAAAGAGATGGACTTTTCACAGGGAAATACCAGTTAAGAGCCTTTACACATGATTCATTCAAATACATTCCTCTGCGCTTATGGACTTTGTTCTGGTAAACAGACATCTTATCCGTAGTATCAGAGAAATCATCAGAGACATATCTTATTTCTCCATTTGGGAAAAAGATATCAGAGTGCTTGAGTTCCAGAAGTTCGTTTGCGCGGAGGCCAAGGTTAATTCCCAAAATAAAGCCAAGGAGGTATTTATGGTCTGCGTTATTGTAGAGCCAAGACGCCATTGCATCCAGATCCTCCTGACGCTTGATAGGAAAAACAGTCTGTTCCTCTCCTCTACGGTAGTTGGGTTTATGAGGCGGAGATTTTAGGCCAGGGAACATAACAACCTTAGAGCTGGACTGTACGATGGTGTGGATCGGAGTGGTGAACTCCTGCTCGAAGAGAGAGAGCTGCGTATTCATCGAAATCCCTCCATTTAATTCGTCGTTACTGACGAGGAAATTCGTGGTTTCCCACATCTCTATTATACTCTATTTTAGGCATAATGTCAACGAAAACTTTGATTTTGTTAGTCATTATTCGGAACAAACACCGAGCATTTTCGGTTGTTATCTGATGTAAATTCGTCAATATTCAAACCAAAATGATTATTTTAGAAAGGGTTTTGACTACTCTTAACACTGAGTTTCTACGGTGGTTGCACCGAAAAGCGTACCGAACGATTTTTTAGGGGTTCGTGTTGAGAAGAGGGTACTAAGAGACTATCTGTGATAGTCGGAAACCCTGGAAATGTAGAGGCTCCCCCTGTCATTGGTGGGCAAGGCTGAGGCGGGGCGGGGTTCTCCCGTGTTTATTCGGGGTTATTTGTGCCGAGTTCTGTTTTCTCTTCAAAAGCAGAATTGCAACGACGGCAAAAGCACGACGGGAGACGGGAGAAAAACGGCGGGCGGGTGGTCTCTCCT